TTAGTTAGCTATAAGCGTACCACCTGCTGCGCCAATTGCCAGCCATAAATACCATTTTTTGTACCAGGGTACAGCAACAGTAACTTCGGCAGCTTTAATCTCTGTAACCTTAATGTATGGGTTAGAATTGGTAATATCAGTAGTTACTATTTCTTTACCCAAAAACCATTTGCGTTTGGTACCGGTAATAATTGTGGCGGTGTTAGGCACGGTTAAAGTGCCAATTTTTAATGCGTTTTGATTAGAATGGTAGGTAAAACTATACCAGGGCTTGTTAATAACCCCGCTTCTTTTAAATTCGCACGCAATAGTATCTGTATAGGCAATGGTTATGGTATCAAACGCAGTAATTGTTTTATACTTTGTTATATTTTTTAGCGCTGCAAATTCTTTAGAAAGTCTGGCGAGTTCGGCATCTTTAGAAAGTATTAAGTTATTAAGCGTCTTTTTATCGGCCTGTAATATTGTAATGCTGGCCGTTTGCGATCCCAAAACATTTGTAAAGTGCGATAGTGTGTCGGTAAGCGACTTTGTAACACTATAATTTTGACTTTTGGTAGAACTACATTGCTTTAAGCTAAAAAGTAATGCAGTGGCAAGGGTTGCAATTACTGCCCAGTAAACATAATTTTTCATAATTACATTTCGTTTACAGAAATCTCTCCGGCAGGACTAAAAAAAAATCTCTTTACAGACTGGGGTATACCTATTGAATAATATGGCCTGCGCGCCTGCAACAGCCGCTTTTTATCTATACGGGTTATGTTATACTGGTTGCTCTGATTGCCACCGGCAACATGGTAATGTGTGGTGTCTTCGGCAATGTAAAGCCCTACATGGTAGCCACCATCTCTCTTAAAAACAAGGGTGTCGCCAAGGCAGGGTATAGTAATCGGTTGCCCAAATTCTAAGAACGATGCTGCCCTAAGCCTTGCATAGCCTTTAAACGCAACTGTTTTACCAGCACGTAACGCTAATACTGTATGCGCTACGGCACACCAGGCAACTTCATCGCTTGTATAAATGTTTGCAACATTGGCCTCCTTAGCCAGTGCTATAATAACAGGGTTAGCTTTTGTGCCGGGTAGTTCGGTAGTATTTAGTTTCCCGAGCTTAAAAGCTTCGACAACCATTTTGGGCAGGCCAGGTATCTGGGCCATGCATAAATATTTCGCGTCTATCATATTATTCTATTATCTGGTTAACATCTTTCCTTATTTCTTTACCGCTTTTAAGTAATGCGCGTATCATGGAGGCTATGCTAAAAGCGTGGGCTTCTTCAATGTTTTCTTTTATAGAAACCATTTCGGTAAAAATGAGTACCAGAGCCACTATTTTAGTAAAGAAATAATCTACAGAAAACCAGATCTTAAAGAATTCAGAGAGCAGGTAATGATCCATTAACCAAAAAAGGATAACAGCCGCTTCGTAAACTGCCATTTTATTGGCTACCTGCCTGAACCTCTTGCTTACAATAGGCTGCTTTAGTTTTTTTGCCTTGTAAATACCCGTAATTGTATCGGCCATTATAGCAACACCTACTGCAATTAAAATGCCCTGCACAGGCAAAAAAAAAGTTGTAACAGATAGCAGGATTGATTGAATAAATTTCATGGTAATGAGAATTTATAAATCTTAGAATTCTTCATTAACAGGATACCAGTCGGCCGGTAATTCGTTAACTGCTTTTGCCAGTTCCTGCGCAGTAAAGAAAATCTCAAAGTTAAGAGCTTGCGTTGGAAAGCCTTTATAATATACTGATTCCAGATTTACTATTGGCAATGCAACCTTATCTTCAGTAGGATGAATTATTAAGCTTTCATACTCTTCTGTTTCGGATAAAAAATTAGCACTCCTTGCATCATTAGTAATTTGCCAATGTCTTACATCAGCATTATATACAGGCTCATAGATTATATATTTCATAATAATAAATTGGGGTATTGTTTTAAAATATAGTCATTATATAGTGTATCTTTTTCGTAATCAATTTGTGAGACCGTTTTTCCTGTATTGTTATATATGATGATTTCATACATATAGATAGCTGCGTTAGGCAAAAAGGAAAATGGATTACTTGAAACATATATTGGCATACCTGAATAGGCAGCACTATTTTTAAATGTATTATTAAAGAAAAATTGGTAAGGATTTACAACCGCCGAACCATATCCATAATTAACATTCATATATACCGCCCCCTGACTTGGTAAGATATAAGGGGCACTAGATAGAATGTTGGCTTTAAGGCCAGTATTATCATACGCTCTAGATAATATATTTGGGATGGCATCCGGTTGATTAATACCCCAAATTATTGTGTTCAAACCAATTTGAGGCCATGCTCTTATGAGAGTAACCGATGATGTCAAATTATTAGTCCTCATTATTATAATTACTGTATTAGGAGACCCATCAAGTAATGTTTTGTGCATGTCTACATTAGTACATACTAAATAATTTCCCGCTCCAAGTCGTGTGATTGCCACGCCATTAACAGTGTTGATTAGCCTACCTGCACTACTTTGCCCATTTTCCGGTACTAAATGATTCTCATTTCCGCTTAAATCCTTCCATTTGCTAATAGAACTACCCTGAGAAAACTCGACACCCTCAGATGCCTTCCACCAACCTATCAGGCCGGTATAATCTTTAGGGGATACGGCCCCGTATCGTATTCCTTCTGCTGTTGCTCCTTGTACGTACATTAGTTAATAGTGTGTTTAATTTCTGTAAATGCTCCTGTGTAAGCTGTTGTATCTTCGGCAGCCGGTGTAAAGAAAAATTGAAGGTTTGTACCCACAAGTTCAATACCCGCTGCAAAACCTGCATAGGTAGGGTTATTGCTTATAATTTCTAAAGGAGAAGTAGCTATTGTAACTGTGCCGCTCACTTTTTTAACAACTGCTTTTACTTTAGCACAAATAACCTGAGAGGCCGTATTGTTTTTTACAACCAATGTTGCTTCAACAAATAAAATAGTTGTGTCGACAATAAACGGAATTGCAATTGCGTTGCCTAAAGAATCGGTTGCGTAAACCTTTATACCTGCTCCGGCACTTGTAACAGCGGCCTGCCGCCTGCTTAGCGGGTAAAAGACCTGCTCATCAAACACTTCGCGCTGTTTTAGCACTACGCCTGTATCGCCTGTTGTAGAGCGAAACGTCATGTATACTTTTCCGGATTTATCTACAAAGGACAAAGCGTTTTCCTGTGCAGAATTAAACACAATTCGCGATTGCCCGGAGAGTATATTATCCTGTACAGCCAGCTCAAATATCTCAGAAACTACATTGATCCTTCCGGGGCTGGTGGCCGACCCAACGATTAACTCGTTTGTCTCTGCTGCCCAGCGTAAAAAGGCATCTGCGGTTATAGTGCCGTTCTCACTTACCTTTGGTATACGTGCACCTGTGCCTGCAAGGCCGGTATTGGCCGCTGTGTTTAGTTTTGTAGCTACATCGGTTACTGTAGCCACATCTACACCGCTTTTTCTAAGGGGGCCGGTAAAATTCCAGTTACCGGTTATAGTTACCGCCTGCGATTTTATCCACACCCACCAATTGAGCAACTTTAAACGGGATACAAACTTGTTATCTTCGGAGGATATTGAATTAGCTTGGGTATCGGAATCGGTAGCTATGGCACCCGTAAGTTTTGCATTCAATGCTGTTGATAGTCCGCTAATATCGGCTACCGCTGTACCGTGCGGGTTGCCTGTGGTTATTTGCGAATGGTCGTAAGCGGTTTTACCCCTGTCGCCGCGGTAGGCTGTGGCCGATGTTTCTCCCAACGCTAAAGACGAACTTGTAACAACATAGCCCGATCCGCCCCATCGGTACACAAGGTTAGTATTTACGGCAATATAAAGCTTACCACTTTCGCCTGTTGTAGGGAAAGCCGCAAGGCTGGCGTACTCCAAGACATCATCTACATAACCCGGAAGCTGCGCGGCTGGCACAAGCCCGCTTACCAAATCGGCTTTTGTATTAAGCCTGTTATCCATGTAGTTTTTATTAACTACGTCGGTCGGCTCTGATGGTGCATGACTTGTTTTAGTTTGCCCTGAGCCCAGGTCTATAACCGGATACTGTAAAGTTGCGGTACCTGTACCCTCGGAGAATAAGTTGCCATCCTCCTTAACCTGTAATGTAGCATTGGTAGTGTTTACTACCAGGTCTGATGTTATAGTGGCCGAACTCCCCGCCATAAGCACCTCCTGTAATGTGGGTGGTACAGGGCCGGGTGTAACTTCGCTATCGGTAATGGCAATAAAATCTTCGGCGGTAAAATTATTGCCGATAACACCGCCATATTCATCGGGTTCGCCCACAAAAAGAGCAAAATACAGTACGTTGTTTATAGAATAGCTAAAATAGTAGCTTAGCCCGTCATCGTTAAAATTGCGGGCCTCGCTATTGGCACTTTGTAAAAAGCCGGCGGTATTGGCAACTTCGCCTAAAGCAATTATCTGGCTTTCCTGATCGTCTGTAATATCATCCGGTATAAGGCCTTCCAGGGGCAGCAGGTGCAGCATTTCGGCAGTAATGGGTGTACCGCCACCGCCCCAAATTCCTTTGCCACCTAAAAATAATGCGTTGTAGCGGGCAGTTGGCTTAAATGCTAAATGGCCGTTAGCATGGGTTTGGTAGGTATAACCCTTTAGCCCGTAAAGTATAATGGGTGTTTGGGTTTGAGAAACGCTAAAACCAAATGTTGCATTTACTTTTTCTACTATCCTGGCAGCAACATCATCCTGGGTAATACGGGAGAGGTTTATTTTTAGTCCTGAATTATTCTGGTCGAACGATACATCGCTGCCTTCCATAAGCCTGGAATACGTTACATCCATCAATGCGGCCTGTAGTGCGGCTGCCGATGCATAAACGGCGCCGTTTACTTTAAAATTGGCGTAGAGGGCAGATTGTACCAAAACATCGGCGCGCTCGTAGCAGTTAAATACTTCTACACGGCTGCCGCGCACAGTGGTTACGTAATTTTTAAGGTACTCTATGCCGTTAAGGCTAAAACGCCTGCTGTTTACGGTATTTATAATAATCATTTAGTAACCTATTTTTGTAAATCTTAAACTGCCCGGCCTGGCTTGGCAACCGGTATAGTCGGGGTGGCGGGTACGGATGAGGTAATTTTTTACGTTATCCCAAACCTGTTGCGCCGCCTGCCTGTTTAGGGTGTAAATGGTTTTTTTGGCCGATGCCTCTACCGGCCTGCTGCTGTCGGTTAGTTTTTCGACTACAGAGAATGGCGTGTCTGTTACCGACGAGAACATTATATACCGCGCATACGCGTAATAGGCCAGTACCATTTTAAGGCCGTAATTGGTGTAGCTGATGCCCTCATGCTCATAAATACCACCGTCTAATAAACCGGCATAGTCTTGTGGTGCTGCCATTATCTTATTAAAAAGGCCTTCGCCGATAAGCGGCTGTACGTCCAGCAGCTGCGCATCTAAAATTTGCTCGTTAAGCTTATCGTTGTGCGGGGTTTTAGAAATTTGCTTGTAGCGGGCTATATCGCTACGGGTTATCAGGGGCTGCATCTTCTATTAGTTTTAGGGGTTGTACGGTAAGGCTCGAATAATCCTGAGAGCGTTGCAGCAACTGGTTTAGCACCGCTGTTAGCAAATTGCGCTCTTTGCTGGTATTTTCCCAATAGGTGCGTTTCATTTCGCGGATGGCCTCGCCCGAATTACCAAAAAGAGCCGACTCGTTAGTTTTTACCAATCCGGCAGGCAGGTTATTAAAGGCTACCAGTATGTTTTCGCGCACGCTGGTCTCGGTATAATTAAAAAGCTTATCGTCTATCTTGCTTTCTATTTGCTTTATCAAAATAGCATCCTCCAGCTTTTCTCCGGCAAAATCCATTTCCAAACACAATACGCCTCCGGTATTTTGGGCACCAAGGCTATCTTTTATGGCTTTCTGAAATGCCTCTCGCTCGGTCTCGGCATCCAGAAGGGCACGGCTGCCAGGCTCCAGGCCTTCGCCTACCAACGGGCGTGTAACTACCAGCGTGTTGCCAAAAAAGCCTTTGCGCAGCAGCCTGTTTTTGTAAACAGAGGCCTGCGACTCGCTATCGCAGTCTTCGGCAACCGAATCGATCCGCGAAAGCGGGTAAATTAGCTTGGTATCCATGTTAATAAACAATACCTGGCCTTTGTAATGTTCCCAGCCACCGGCTTTTTCTACCTGCGCATCAATTACTTTTTTGCGGGGGTTATAAATATCGATCAGCTGAATATCGGTACGCTTGGGCTTAAGCCATTCTTTACTTATAGCCACTTTGCCGGAATAGTCGTTGGTGTCTTTTTTGCCAATGCGGCACCACTCGTAGGGTATTACACTACAATCGGCAATCTGGTACAGGGCATTCCAGTTTATGTGTATAAATACGCCGCGCTGCTTTACAAGGTCGTCGGCCACATCATCGGCAAAGTCAATAAGCTTCAGGTTTTTTTCTTTGTTGATGATAATACCATCTGCATCGGTGCCATAACCTTTGCCCAACAGGTACTGCACCATTATGGCCGCGGCGCTTTTGGCGGTTACGCTGTTGTTAATAAGCCTGTCCATGCGCTCGGGGTAGGCATTGTCTATGTCGTTGGCATACACATCGGTGGTTTTGCTCCAGGGCGTTAGGCGTTTCCAAACGTCTATTAACAGGGTTTTCATTAAGCCGGTGTGGTATTAGAAATATCGGGCGGACTTACATTTTCCGGGTCTTTTTTTTTGGCTTTCGCCGATTTCCGTACTACCTTTTTCAGGGTTTTTATCTTTTCCGACAGCGGTTCTTCTTTAGGTGGCAGCTGTGCAAAAAAGCGTTGCCCGTTGGGCTGCTGCAAAAGCTGTTTGGCGTAGGCTGTAGTTATGTTGGTGTTGTTAACCAGTATAGGCGACCCAAACTCCAGCGGTATGTTTTCGTACTTGGCGTGCAGCCTGTACGTGCATGTGTTTTGCATGGTGTTGTAATGTTGTTTATAAGCCGTTAAATAAGCGTGTAAGCAGGTAGGGCAGGAGGGGTTTACCGGCCCGGGAAACAGGGTAGTAAATTCCTTTAGGAATAACTCCAGGTATCTAACCCCCTCATCCGTTACAGAACGGGTGAGGGTGCTGATATCCATAGTGCAAAAATCCATTGGTTATGCTTCGGTAAAGCAGTTGTCAAACAACGTTTTCCTTTCGGTGTAGCCTGCCGCAGTAGTTTCCGGCGATACCGGTGTCCAGTAGTAGGTTTTAGGCATGGTAGTTTCTTCAAAACCATCGGCAGATGAAAGTTCGAACATAATCATGTTGTCGTTTTCTTTAGAGCTGTTGGTCATTGTGGTAAGCTCCAGGCCGCTGTTAAGGCCAAGCACCTCAAACGCATCGGCATTGCCTTCGCCTTTCCAAACCTGCTCTACCACCACTACATATTTAGCGCCCTGGCTAAGCTTATCGGCCTGCTCTTTATTCTCCAGGCTTGGGCTAAATATTACGCCGCTAAAGGTGTGCTTAAACTTATCGGGTGCGTTTTCTTTTTTAACCAGTTCCCACGCTTTTCCATTGGCCTGCTTAATGCCGCTTAGCCTGTAGCCCGATGTGCCGGGTTTTAGCTGAATGCCGGTTACCTGCAGGCGGTTAAGGGCAGATACCGTTGTGGCGGTAACATCTATATCGTCTTTATTAATAAGCACTATGTTTTGCTCTATACCACCTATGGGTGCATTAAGGCAGTCGAATGTAATGTTAGCAGTTAGTTTTCCTGTACAATCCATGTTTTTTGTTTTGATTTATTTCAAGTCGTCAAGTCTTAAGGTCGTCAAGTCTTAAAGTCATCAGGGCGAAAGCTTAAAGTCGTAAAGTCTTAAGGTCATCAAGTCTTAAAGTCATTAGGTCGATAGGGCATTTATGTAAAATGGTGCCAGGCAAATAAGTTTGCTCAATCCAAGACTTTCAACTTTAAGACTTTATAAACTTTATGACTTAGTAGGCCGCTACCGTCATATAGCTTTCTAAATGCTTGGCATCTATGGTGTAGGCGGCATCCATAATGTTTGTTTTAAGGGTTTTATCGTAAAACACATCCAGTTTAGAAAGGTCTTCTTCGCTTAGCGTACCCACCGGAATGTTGCTTTTTGTGGTAAGCACGGCACGGTGTGGCAGGTTGTATTTGGTGCCGTTGTTTTGGTACTCTTTAATATAACGGTCCCAGTCGTAGCGCACCTTAACCTCAATACCATCAAAGTACAGCTTAGGGCGGCCTTCTTCTACCACTTCTAAAAAGCCCGATCCCAGGTTTTTGTTGCGCAGCGTAGCGCGGTAGTTATCGGCAAGCGAGCGGGTGGCCAGTATAAAGGCATCATCGGCACTAACCAGCCTTTCATCGGCTGCGGTAACCATTTTTTCGAAGATGGCAAGGGCAGTATCTGCCGGTAAAGCCTGTGCGGCGTAATTTGCGGCTGTATTAACGGTAATGGCTACACGGTTGGTGGCGTTGCTTGGCACCTCGGTAAAAATTTGTTTAAACAGGCCGTCGAACGAGTTAAAATAACCCAGGTCGGTACCGGTGGTAAACACCCCGCCGTTGGCTGTGGTCTGGGCATTTGTATCGTTAAACCAAACCTTACGGTGAATGTTCTCTATCATAGAAGTTTCTACCGCCGAGATAATTACACCAAACTCCTGTGTGCCCACCACATCAAAAAAATCGGGGTTAACACGCTGCGATTTCCTGAATAATTTAAGCAGGGCAGGCATATCGGTCTGGCAATGCCTCAGGCGGAAATCTTCCATAACGGGTGTCCAAAACTTCTCGGTAAGGGCAAAGCCACCTGCCTCGTTGGGTGTACAGCCCTGGGTTACCTTACCTAAAAGGCCCAGCCTTTCGGCAAAAGCAATCTGGGTTTTAACATCAATGCCCGTTTCAATTTCGTGGTATTCGGCAAGGTCGCTGTCATTAAAAACCCTTTCAAAGATTACCTCGCTTACCGTTTCGGCCTCGCGGGCGTTTAGTGTTAATGCATCTGCGTTAATAACTCCCATTACTTTTTGTTTTTATTCTGCAAATATTGCTTCATGCCATTAGTCCTGTCGGATGTGCCGGGCCTGCGGGCGGCTACCTTTTTACCATCTATGCTGTAGCGGCTGCCCACCTGTTTTTTAAGGGCCAGCACCTCGTTTTTAATAAGGCCAAGCTGGCGTTTAAGGTTTTTGTTCTCTGCCCTTAACGATGCTGCGGGGGCATCCTCTTCGGGTTCAATAATCTCGGTAAGTTCGCCGGCTTCAAACACATAGGTAAAGCCATCGGGCAGCAGGTATTCGCCTTCGGCCGGTGCGCCGTCTACAGTGGCGGTGGCGCCAACTTCAATTAGTGCATCATCGGGCAAGTCGGTAAAATCGATCTCGGCGCCGGTGGCATCCTGTACGATCTTGTTAAAAATATGGGCGCTTTTAAACTTGCCCAGTACTTTGGTAAACAGGCCTTCCATCCAGTGCCTGTCTTTGTCGGTAAACGTTCCTCTCATAGGTGAGTTAGGGTTAATGAAAGCTTTTGCTGCGGCCTTAACCTGCCGCGAGGTAGTAAAACCAAGTGCCGAGAGCTGATTGCCCGTAAGCCAGGTTTCGTTTTTTAAGAGCGGCATAATGGCCTGCTCCTGCACGTTGAGGGCTTTTTTGTAAAAGCCTACCATCTTTTTTTCGATGGCGCGCAGCTGGTCTGCAAACTGCTCCAGCTCATCGGCCGTGCCCATAGAGCCGCCCCAGGGTAGGTGAATCATAAACGGGGTGTTTTCGCGCACCTGCCTTTGTGTGCCGGCCATAAAAATTACGGTGGCAATGCTGGCTACAATCCCCGACCCTATGGTGGTAACGGGCTTGCCCAGGGCTTTTAGGTAGTTGTAGATGTCGAAACCCACATCTACCAGTCCGCCCTCGCTGTTAATGTGCACGTTAAAGGCAGTGGCTTTGAGCTGTTTTTTTACCTGGCCCACCACATCTACAAGCTCTACGCCGGGTGTGCCGTCAAAAGTGCCTATCTGGCCGGAGATATAAATGTTTCCTGTCATTCATTAAATTGAAAGATTGAAATATTTAAGATTGAAGGATTGAGGAGTCTTAAAATCGAAGGTCTAAAGCTGGAAGTCTTAAAATGGGAAGGTAGCTACTTGTTCCCTTGTTTTAATACTGCAAAGTTACGGCGGTTTCCATCTGTTAGTACTGAAGTGGTTGTTGCAGTGTTTTGGCCTCACCCTAACCCTCTCCCTTGGAGAGGGGATAGCTTCACTCCAACTTGCTTACTCAAGCTGTTCCCGTACATGCTCCCCTCTCCTTGGGGGGGGGGTTGGGGGAGAGGACTTTTGATACTGCAAAGTTACGGCGGTTTCCATCTGTTAGTACTGAAGTGGTTGTTGCAGTGTTTTGGCCTCACCCTAACCCTCTCCCTTGGAGAGGGGATAGCTTCACTCCAATGTGCTTACTCAAACTGTTCCCGTTCATGCTCCCTTTTCATTCGGAGAGTCCCGATAGCCATCGGGAGGGGGAGAGGACTTTTGATACTGCAAAGTTACAACCGTTTCCAGCTTTTAGTACTGAAGTGGTTGTTGCAGTAAACCCTTATCTTTGCGGCATTAATACCGTTTACCATGTCTTTCTTTAACTTTTTTAAAAAGAAACAACCGCAAACCCCGCAAAAGGTGGTGCTGGCCGATTTGCCTGCGCTTAATGCCTGGAGTGTTTTTTACCAGCAGAGCCAGTTTAACCTGTACTGCCGTTTTGCAGGCAGCCTGCCGGGCGATAATGCCGACTCCATCTATCTTAAAAGCTACCCCGAACTGCCCCAACTGGAGCGTATGTTGTTTGGCGACTGGCTTTACATTGCTTTTAACGGCATTTTTTTACAACGGTGGGATGCGCCCGATGGCAGTACCACATCGTTACTGTTTATTGATACAGAAACCCTTACGGTTAAAGAAATTAAAACGGACATATCCGGTAAAAACTGGAGTGCTTATTTACAAAATAATGCGCTTGTGTTTACTTTTAGCGGAGCTGCTAAAGAGGTTGCTGCCATTACTGTGGCCGACACTAAATAAATTTTTGCTTTTGCAGCAATTTTATATATCTTGCCGGTGTATAGCCTGTATATAAAACACACAAATTATGGTAGTTTTTAATGTTGTAAGCTCAGTTACTGACATTGATGGTATGCGGAGTTTGGCAGCTTTGTTTGCCTTTATCCTGTTTTTTGTTGAAGCTTTTTTGTTAGAAGCGTATGTATTTCAGCCTTTTCTAAAAAGATTGAAGGGTGTTAAAGATAATACATCTAAAAGTAAAATGTCTCCACAGTTGCAAAACGAATTGCATTATGCCGATTATCTTGTATGGGCAGCACGCAAAGGCTACGCCCCTGAGCAAAAAAAGGTTGAGGTTGCAACATTTGTAGATTATAACGATATTTAATTTATGCTCTATTACTTATTAAAATATTCTTTTTACACTACCATAGGGGTAATTCTTTATTTCGGGTTTTTTATGCTTATTAATTTACTTACTACAAAACGCCCCAAAAAAGATATTTTTGAAGACGAAGAAGAGAATAACCCTTACATACGCAGGCATTTGATACAGCGTAGAAAAGAGTATTCTAAGCTTAAATAGTTGCTTAATGGTTATTACCCCTCCATAAAGGCAATAATGCTAAACATGCTGCGCTCGCTAATTTTATAAGTATCGGCAACATTGCCGGCGGCGCGGGTTTTGTTGCGTTTGCCGCGGTGCTGGGCAAGTGCATCGGCTTCTTTAAGGTAGGCCTCATAATACACTTTCCAGTCCAGTATATGCAGTGGTATAAGGTTCTTGCCCATTAGCTTAATAAAGTTGTCGCCAAGGCTTTGTATTGTTTCATAACGCGTCATTTGTTTACCATTTGTTCTCAGGGCAAATATCGTTGCTGCGCACTTTGGCGCTTAGCGGGCAGTGGCAGGCGGCGCAGTAAGCGCCTTCTGCCTCTTTTAAACTATCTTTTATAAAGGCCAGTATTTTACCTTGCTTTGCATGTGGGCAGGTGGCGCAAATGCTGGCCCGCTGCTGGGCTACTATCTCTGTAACCGCGCTTTTGCTCAGGTAGTTTTTCCAGCCGGACAAAATGTGCTGTAACATGCTAAAATAATTTTATGAGATATAAAAATTCTTATATCTTTGAAATCGTAAAAACAATTATTTTTCGGAATCTTAACCCAGACAATTATTATCTAATGAAAAGAATTTTACTACTGCTTGCCATTTTGTGCTCTCTTACAGCCTTTGCGCAAATGCCTAAATTAAAGCCCGAACTTTTAAAAGGCTACGATGTAAAAATAAACGACCTTAGCGCCAGTATGCTTGAATATGATGGCGGCTACAAAGATTTTTATGCCGATGAAGCAACGCTGACTACTTATAAAGGCAGCAATAGTACTACCGACCCCAATGCTCTTAAAGGCAGGACTTTTAAGGTGGCCGACATTACATCGTCTACCGGTTATATGGCAACATACTACAAATTTAAACTGGAGGGCAATGGCGAAACGGTGTACTATAAAATATCAAAAAGGGTATAATGCACCTTTTACACCGCTTAATTTTACCCTGCCGGCAGATTATTATTGCGATTATATAGTAAAAGGCATGTTTGACGAAACAATAATTAGCTATACGGTAGAAGAAAAGTATGTTTTTACCATTGCTAAATATAAATTTGTAGACGGCAGCTCTGTGGTTTATAAAATGAGCCTGCAAACGGGTAAAGATGGCGAAGGTACCGGCGGCAGAGGTGTTACCCTTGAATTAGAAAACAACAAAAAGATACAAAAGGATGCTTTGGTTGAAAAGAACGCAAAGGGGCCGACACCCATTTATAATACAGAATTTGTACTTACCGAGGCAGAGTTAGAATTGCTAAAGGCCAATAAAATAAAAAGCTTTACATTGTTTAAAACACAGGCTGTAATGTTTGATGATTCTGCCAATACGTTGCAAAAGGTTATACCGTGCCTTATTACTATAAAATAAATAACTATAATTCCCGCCTGTTGAGCGGGAATTTTTTTGCTTAAAAATTAGCCGCATCGCGCACCTGCACGTAGCTGTTGCCCTGGGTTATAATATCCTGTACGGCCACAACCGGGGCGGGCAGGGCAGCATTGGCCACGGCTATTTTAGCAGCAAGCTCATCTACATTAAGCCCCGGTTGTGTCATTTCTCTCGACACAATGCCGCCACTGGCAAAGTAATTGGGCGTGCCCGAACTGCCCCCCGCCGGAAATGCGTTGTTAAACGCCATAAAGTGTGCAGCGGCATTACGGTTCATAACCCCAATAAGTTCGCCCTGCTCGGCCTCAAAACGGGTACCATCGGCACCGGTAAACATAGTGCCGCCATTGCTGTGCCTGTTGCCGCCAATATTAAATAATGCACCTTTTGCTGCCTTTGGGGCTTTTGTGCTGGTTATTTTTTTTACTGCCGATAAGCCCGATGCCACTACAAGTGCTGTACTTGCCACTTTGGCAATGGTTGCAGCAGGCTCTGGTAAAATACTGTCGGAAGCCCAAACCTGTGTAACCCCATTGTATGTATTCATAGTAGCCTCTGCAATAGCGGCTGCTTTACCGGCCGCTGTTTTTTTGCCCAGTAATTGCGATACATTGCCAAACAACGTAGCATACTGAGATGCTACTGCCGTATTTTTTGCCTGCTCTATTTTTTCTTGGTTATCGGCACTACGTTCTGTAGCCTGGTCTACCATTGTATCGTATTGCTTCTTTGTAAGCAGTTTGCTATCGTACTGTTCCTGCAGGGTTTCCAGTTCGGCAGCAAAACGTTGCTGTTCCAGCAGTATATCGGCGTCGTACTGGGTTTGGGCGTTGGCTACGGCAATATCTTTATCGGCCTGTGCCTGTGCAGTTTTTTGTGCTTTAACCTGTGCCTCCAGTGCCTCATCGTTTTCCTTCATCTGGTTTTTAAACTCCGTTTCGGTGGCGGCCTTTTGCGTAAGGTAAGCAAGGTCTTCGGTAGTAAGCTGCTGGTTAAGCCTGCGTTTCTCTTCAATACTCTGCTGGCTAATACCGGTTTCTATATCCAGTATCTTTAGCTTCTCGATCTTAATTTTTTCGAGCCTGTCGTTCTCGGCTTTAACAAGCTCAGCCGTCAGCAGTTTTTCGCCTTCCAGTTTATTTGCATTGTTTTGCACATACAAATCGAGTTCGGCCTGGGCATAAGCGGCAGTAGCATCGGCAATGGCCTTAAGCTGCTGTTGTTCTGTATTTAATTTTTCTTTGTCGTACTGCTCGCGGGTAATTTTTTTAGCCTTAAGCTCTTTATCCAGTATAGCAATAGTTTGTGCTGCTTTGCTGTTCTCAAAATCAATTTCCTGCTGTAATGTTTTAGATTTCGCGCTGCCCTGCGCTATAAACAGGTCGAGCTGTTGCTTTTGTTTGGCAAGGGCATCATCCAGCAATTGCTGCCTGCGGGCTTTTTCTGTATCGTTAGCCTCCTGCCTTATGCCGCCAATTTTATCATGAAGTACTTTTTCGCCCGCTGTGTACTGGGCAGCTGTTTCGTCTCGTTTGGCCTTAAGCTCTGCCAACTGCACTTTTTCGGCATCGGTAACGCCATTTTCCTGAAGTTTAAGATCTAAGATCTTAATCTCGGTATCCATGCGGGCCAGCGCCAGTTTGTTTTGCTCCTGCTGTGTGGTAAGTGCTTTTTTTGCTGCGGTTTCGCGCTGTGCAAAGGTAGCGTTGGTATCGTCGGCAATGGTGTTTTGCTTTTCCAGCTCGATACCCAGGCTGCTGTGGGTTTTGGTATAATCGGCAAGGCTTTTATCCAGTTGTTTTTGCAATTGGTCTATTTGCTGGCCCCTTTGCCAGGCATCTTGTAAAAAGGCAGAGGTTTGCTTTGCCGCACCGGCCACCTTATCTGTAATATTTTCTGTGCCAATGGCAACTTTACCCACGGCATCGGCGGCTACTTTGCCGGCTTTGCCAAATTCGCCTTCAAACAACAGGCCAATTGCTTTGCCAAGGTTAGGCAGCAGCTCTGCCATACCCATAAAACGGTTTACAACGTTTTCCTGTACAAAATTCCCGAATTTTTTGAGGGATTCAACCGGGTCTGTAAAAAGATCTGACAGGTATTTGCCTACATTTTGCAACACTACGTTTAAGGCACTAAACACCGATTGCAGTGGCCTTGTTACGGCAGTTAGCTTATCCATACCCTCCTGAGAGTCTTTAAAATAGCTTACCAGCGCGCTAACAGCAAGGCCTATGACTGCCAGCACAGCACCTATGGGTGTTGCCATAAAGGCCAGCGAACTCTTTGTCATGCCGCCAATGCCCGAGGCCATACCATCGAAAGCATTTTTTAATAAGGGGCCCGCGCCACCGGCTTCCTGCGCGCGCGATATTAATCCGCCAAGGCCGCCGTTTAAAATGTTTATGCTGTTAAAGCTTTCTGCAACCTGGTCTTTATAATCGTTAAAGGTTTTTATACCCTTTGTGTTGGCCTCGCTAACCTGCGCATTTAGTGCCGCCTGTGTGGTTAGCGACTGGTTTAGCTGCTCTACACCCGTTGCCGATGTTACCGCTGCCGTACCCAGCCCGGCTACCTGTGTTGCGGTACTGCTAACAGCAGCCTTTAAGCCGGTGGCGGCGCTTGTTGCGGCATCCAGGCTGTCTGAAAGGTCGTTATGTGCTTCGGTTTGTTTTTTGGTAGCCTTTGCGGTATCTTTTTGGGCATCGGCCAGGTCTTCATTTTTTTTGCGGAGTTCTTTTACGGCATCCTGCTGGTCTTCTAACGCATCGGTAAGGCGTTCCAGTTGCTGCTGTAAACTTGCAAACCCGGCCGATGTTTCCTGTCCTGCATCCTGAAGTTCGGCCATGCGGTTTTTAAGCTTTTTTATGGCTTTTTCTGATTCTTCTGTGGCTTTTATAAGCCCCTTGACATCGAGGTCTAACTGCGCCAGGACTATTTTTTGTTTTGCCATTATACTACGGTTAGGTTTAAAGTATTACTTGCAAGGCTTATGGTTTTATCTGCACTGTTTACAGTGAAGTTTATGGTGTAACTTCCGGCTGCGGCATAGGTAACTTGATATTCATAATTGGATATTTTTGTTATTTGGCTACCTACTGCTGCCAGCCTGAAGGTATAGGCCTCCTGGTTGTACAGGGTGTCGAGCCAAATGGTTACGGGCTGCCCCGCGGCCACCTGCTTTTGGTTTGCCCCTAAGCCAAAATGGATAAAGGGCGTTAAGGTTTTTAGTTGCTGTATCATACATTAAAGCTTATCTGGTTAGAAATTGCATCGGTTATAGGATCGATTATCCTGAAATAATACAGGCCGGGTGCGGGTACATCAAAAATTACGGGCGTGGCCAATGTGGTTACAGCATTGGTCCAGGTAATGGCGTTTGCCGAATACTGCACCTGCACCTCTGTATAATTGTAACTGCTTATAAAATATAACCGTACCGATAGCAGGGTACTCTCATTGCCCGTAATGGTAAGGGTGCCAAAAAAATCGGTGGGAAGGGTGGTTAACGCCCTTACCAGCTCGCAACGGGTGGGCTTGCCGGTAACGTAATTGTTTATTTTATTTACAAGATAGTAGTTGGAAAGCTGCTCTATGTACACCAGTTTTTTAAAGTCGAAACCGGTAATATCGGCGTCGGTAAGCCAAAGGTCGGCGGTAATAATTTGCGACCGGTTAAGCAGTTGGCGTATGGGGTTGTAATACTCTTGTGTAACCTCGGCAAAAGAGAGTTTGTAAAAGCTTTCGCGATAGTATTTTGTGGTTAGAACAAGATCATCGGCCTGTTTGCTTTGCAGCATTACAGCGCCAATAACCGGGTTGCTGCACCGCATAAAGTAGTAGCGTTTATCTAACGACTTGTATGTTGTTACATCTGTTTCCTGGCCCTCTTCGTTAGTTTCGCGGGTTATTTCTTTCTCCCAAAGCTTGTATACATTTGTTGGTTTATGGATGTAGTTTACCGGTGTTTGTTCCGGACTGTAAATTTTAGATTTAGTAACATCTTTGGCGTCGGGCAGGTTAACGTTGCTAACGTCTATAAAGCCATCGTTAAAAGAGCCTTCTTTATCATCATAATTGTACCTGAACCAGTTGCGCTGGGCATAGCTGCCATAGATGTAATTTTCGGATACTTTTTTGGCAAATTTACCGCTCCAGTTTAGCGTTTGCGGTGTTTGCAGCAACTCCTGGAGGGTTAAGAACTGATAAGTATTGGTATACTTATCTTTAAACATTGTAAGGCCAAAGCGGTGTACTATTTCGGTTAAAAAATCGCGAAGCCCAAAATCTGCCAGCGACGACGAAAAGTTTATATCTGTAGCGGTTACCTTATCTATGGTAAGGCTGAGGCCGAAACCCAAAACCGTTTTTTGCAGCACCATACAAATACTTTCGTTCTGGGCCAGGTAAATAGTTTCATCAAAATTAATAGCCGTGTTGTCATCGCTAACCGTAGCAACAGCTTTAAACACGCTTACCTGGTTGGCAGCAAGGCCCTGTGCATTTTTACCCAAAAAGAACTCACGATTATTTTGCATGGGGTATATATTGCCCTGTAGGCGTATACGGTAGTTGCCGGCCTCCTGGGCATAGAGGTGAAGGCCATCGGTAGTGGTAAAGCCGTCAGCTTCGTAGCCATCTTCGTTAGCTTTAAGGTAGTACCAGCCACTTTTAACATAGCCCAGGCTTTCGGCATAAAAAACCTGTGTATTAAACTCGGTAGTAGTTAGCCCTTTAGGGTAGGTTAGCCAAAGGTTTTTAAAATTCTCGGTATCAAACACCTGCCCGGAATACTGCATATTAAAAGTTTCGAAAATGCGGCGCCACAGGTAGCTAACTTTTACTGATGGCACCAGATAATCTGTATTAACAATAGCATAGCCCTGCAGGTTTACGTTGCCGGTATCGCCATTGTAATCGGCCAGTATATAGCGGTAGTTTAAGTCGTTATCCCAGGAGTTTTTAACGGCCTGCAGCGATTTTATATGGATAATCTCGGGCAGGGGCACATTGGCAAAAGTAAGGTTTTCTATGGCCTTGTAAAGGTCTATAATGCCATCGTAAACCACGGCCTCATAATCGTCTCCGCCATCGGTAATAACCGCCCAGCCGTTGTAAACAAAGCACTCGCCGTTGGAACTATAAAGGCTGCATTCGTTTTTTTGGTAGGGTACTGTAGACTTGTTTCCGGCCACAGTTAAAAACTGCATTATCTTGGTATTGTTAGCCGTTTTAGGAAGCTTGAATTTATTGGTATAACTGGCCTGCCGGTTGTCGAGGCTGTTAAGGTCGTTTACCTGTTTGGTCTGGGCTATGGTTTGGCCGGCATCCAGGTCGGCCAACTGCCCGTTTATGTAGAGGAGTAAATTCATAGAGTCTTAAAGTTGTCAAGTCTTAAAGTTTTAAAGTGGCAAAGTTGCAGGGTTTCAAAGTTTCAAAGTCCTCTCCCCCGGCCCCTCTCCGAAGGAGAGGGGGGTATGAACAGGTAGTGTGGCTTTTCAGTATCAAGATATTTGAGTGTAGCTTGCTCCCCCTCTCTTTTGGAGTTACGGGTTACAGAGTTTCAAAGTCCTCTCCCCCGGCCCCTCTCCAAAGGAGAGGGGAGCATGAACGGGTATAGTGTGGTAATTAAGCATTGCTTAGCATTTGTATGTTTGAGTGTAGCTACCCCCCTCTCCTTTGCTTCGCCAGTTCGCTATGCTCGTGTGGAGAGGGGCTGGGGGAGAGGACTGGTACCGTTTGGCTTTTCAGTATCAAGACATTTGAGTGTAGCCGCTCCCCTCTCCTTTGCTTCGCCAGTTCGCTACGCTCGTGTGGAGAGGGACCCGGGGTGAGGTCTTTGCCACTCTGCAACTCTGCCACTCTGCAACTTTCTCTTAAAGCGTTTGCGTATACCGTACCGGCAGCTCTACATCAAAAGTAAAGTTGGTTAGCTGCTGGCGTGGGTTTTTTATGCGGGCCTGCGTGGTTTTAAGGGTAACTTCTACCCAGTCCTGCGCTGCATTACGGGCATACGGCTTACCGGTAAACAGGTACACCTTGGGGCTGTCTAACAGGCCTTCTACTATAGTGCGTTCATCCGGTGTAAGCAGTTCGGCTATAATTTTAAAGGTATCCTGGCTTTCCTTGCCAATTTGCAGGGTTCGGCCAAGGGTGTCCTCAATATTGGCATTATCAAAATCCAGTTCGCCCAGCTGTTTGGTGCTGCGGTCTATGCTGTAGGTGTCTTCAAACAGCCAGTAGCTGTAGCCGCCCAGGGCGTTAAACCATTTAAGGTACACACCACATTGGTAGGGCACTTTTTGCAGGGTTAGGTAAATGGTATTGTTGGCCGTATCTATATCTATCGTATCATTAGCGCTTAACGGAATAGTTTGTTTTAGTTGTAAATTATTAAAACCCTCCTGCATAGGCAGTATGTCTTCGAGGGTTTCATCGGTACGGCCATCCGAAAAGAATAAACGTTTTACCTGCCCCGTATGGCTAAAATTCATACTAAAAAGGGTAGTTAAGTTTTTAACCTGTAGTGGCCCTGTTTTTGGAACGTAGAGGGTAACATCAAACGGATAGCCCTGCCAGTATTTTAGGTAGTAGCTGTTGGTGGTATTTTGCTTAAAAGGCGCCAGGGCATAGATGCTGTTTTTTTGCAATGATATACGGCTGTCCGGCTGCGTTACCCCGCAAATGTAGTCGAATATTTTGTAGTCGGATTCTACCGAGTTGTCGTTAAGCGTTATGCGAAACCAGGTGCCTTTTTGTATGTAATGCGCCGTAGTACGGTCGTAAAGGAAGGTTTGGGGATACAGCGTTTGTAGATCGGGCGACAGCGTGTCCTGAAAATTGGTGGTGTTTATAAGCGCGGTTATGTAGGGCTTAAAGTTGACGAAGAAGTTACCGTCAGGGTCCGGGTACAGCCGAAGGTTAACATCGGGGATGTTGAAATCCTGGCTGCCGGCCAACTGAATATCGCAGTACAAGGGGGCTAAAGCCGAATTGCTCCTGAACCGGAAAACATCGTTATTATAAGCAAGCCTTAGTTTGGTGGTATCGACTTCGGGGGTAAATACTATCATACAGCAATTTGGTTTAAGTAGTTAATAATTTGTGTGGTAAAGTTTTGTAAATGTGCCTGGCCCACTTTGTCGAGTATTTTTTGAATGCGCTGTGGCGTGGCAACGGCATCTATGGGGTTTACAGTGCCCGGCTTGGGCTGCCAGCCTTTTTTAGCAATTTTACGGGCAATTAAAAAGGCCAGGCTGCTAACACTTATTTGCTCTTTTAGCCTTGCGGCGATGCCTTTTTTTACCAGCCATGCTTCTATAGCCGCACTGGGTGGGGCTTTGCCGGGCTTGCGGCCGTTAATGTAACCGTCGGCAACCAGGCTCAGGCCGTTGGGCAGCTGCTGTATTTGTACGCTTTTGCCCCAGTTGCCGCCGGTTGCCATTCCGCTTGCCTCATACGCCGCAATTATGTCGGCTTTAAGGGCTTCAAATTCGGCTTGCAGTAGTTGTGCCGGGCTACTCATAATGCACCGGTATTTTAAGGCTATAGCTGCATAGCAGGCCATCCATGTTGGCATCGAGCGCATCGGTAACGTCTATATTATCCCATTGGGTTACTTCTGCCGTAAGGCATGCCAGGGTGTTGCCAATAGCGGTAAACACCTCCAGTAGCGGCTCTATGTTGGCGGTGTATTTAGAGGTGTCCTGGGTTCCTGTTTCGGCAAAATACTGCTGGTCGAAGTCGGCGTGCTTCACTAAAAAGAATTTGCCCTCGTAATTAGCAGCGGTAATTTTGGTGCCCGATGTGTTGTACTCGCTCTTGCGGTTGGTAAACTCGTGCAGCAAAAATATCTTGCCGGGCTGTGCCGTGCCGTCTAATAAATTTAAAGCGGCTTTTTTGCCGTAGTGGTATTCCAGGCCCTTTGCCTGGGCAATGTCCTGCAGTATGCGAACGATGTCTTTTATCATTTTAAGTGGATTTGGGTGTTTGGTGGACGGTTGATGGTTGTTGGTTGTTGGTTGATGGAAGGAACGCGGATGGCACGGATGCAGGCAGCGCGGATTTACATGGATTTTTATAAATGATGTATCCGTTGCCGTATCTACGCGCAATCTCATCATTATAGAGCATCAGGTTATACCGCAGAGATGCGCAGAGGGGGCACAGAGATACACAGAGATATATTTTTTTGTGAGATAATTGAGCGCACAGAGTTATCCTGCCCTTGGCAGGATTGTTATAGGGTTTGCTTTGTGGCCTCCATCTAAAAGATGTTATCTTTTGCTTTAAACTCTGTGTATCTCTGTGCCCCCTCTGCGCATCTCTGTGGTATAACTCCTTTTTGTCCACCAACCACCAACTAACTCCTCGAAAGCTTCTGGTACTCTGCTTCTACTTCGTTTTGGGTTTTGGTTTGTGCGAGCAGGTTAAAAATTTCGGAGTAGGGCTTGCGCCCGAGGTCGAACGGGTACTGGCCCAGCAGCTTGCCCAGTTGCAGCAGGGGCAGGGTATCGCTGTAGGGTTTTAGTTTATCGGCGCCGGCCATTTGCCACAGGTGTGCATCGGTAGACTGGGTGGCGAGCAGCTTGTTCTCTGTTAGTATAATGCGCTCAAATTCGAGGAGCATAAACTTTCGGGCTGCAAAATATTCCGTTATGCGGGTGCGCCAAAAGGTTTTTTCGGGCACGTTGTAGCATATCTCAAAAAGCTGTTGTATCCCGCTCCAATCAGATAGTTTCGGCAACAGCCTGATGCAGTATTTTACGTTGGCGTAGGGCATTTGCCCGATATCCATACGGCTGCCGCCAAAGCTGTTTTTTGGGTTAAGGTGGTTTAAAATGCTGTCGTATGGCAGGGTGTCTGTTAGTCGGGTGTATTGCTTTAGGGTGATGTTTTTCATTTTGATGTGGATTTGGTTAATTTGGAACGCGGATGACGCGGATGCTTCGCAGACGCGGATTTACACAGATTTTTCTTCAGATGCTGTCATTGCGAGGAAGGCACGACCGCGGCAATCCCAAACGCATATAGCAATATGCTTGAGAATGAATATCTTTAAAATAAGCTAATTGTTAGATTGCCGCGGTCGTGCCTCCCTCGCAATGACAGTTTTGGCGACCAGATAACCGCATCAACAAATCCCCAGATTACCCTACACGAATACGTGCTGTATAATTTTTCCGCAAAGCAAACCAGTAGCGCATCATAATACTGTCCCATTCGTCTGGGCTGCGGCCTATAAGGTCTTTTATCCGGTCTTTGGGGATGATGCCCTGGCGGCCGTCTTTGTCGATGTCTTTAAGCTTAACCTGCTCCATTTCTTCGGCGGTGGTTTGCTGTACGGCATCATCGTCGCACAGCTCTCCGGCAAGGCGGTTGGTAATCATTTCGGCCATTTTAATAGAGCACTGGCTCTTAAGGTTATCGTAATTAGGTTTCACGTAAGTGTTGCCCTCTAACATTTCGAGCGGACTCGAATTATTTACAAAGCCCTTGCATTTTAAAAAGTCTACCACGCCACCGCCCACGCCATCTTCATCGGCTACAATATTGCTAAGGGCAATGCCATGACGAATTTGCAGCAGCTTTGCGCGGCTAACCACCTCGTCCAATCCGGACTTAGCGATACTCTCCCGCGCTATGCACACCCAGCCGTGCCAGATCCTGAAAACCGTTTTATCGCGGCCTTTACGGGCAACGTCTATGGTCATGTATTTGAGTCCGCCGGGGGAAAGGTGGTGCGGTTTAAAATAATCGGCAATGCTGTCGTTGTCAATAAGGGTGGCCGGGTCGTCATCATACTCCCAATTGCCGAAGTACAGGCGTTCGCGGCTGTTTTTATCGAGCCGTAAAAGCGACTGTAAATAGCTGGGGTGCAGGTGCGGGTTGTCGGTAGGCAAACTCTGAATGAACCTGCGATAGATAGGCAGCACACCGTCGCGATGGGGTTTGTAAAACTCTTTGTATGCCCAGTTTTTAGCAGGGTTGCAACTGCCAAGCATTTTGGGTATAAGCTTATATTCGGTTAACTTGTAGCGAATACGGCTCTTAACAATTTGCCAGGCGTGGTAGTGCACCTGGTTGCACTCGTCTATAAAAGCCCCGCTGATTTCGAGCGACCCAAGGCTGTCGAAATTAGGGTCGGACGGGTATAAAAACAGGTCTTTTAGGATGATCTGGCTGCCGTTATTCCAGTAAATAATGTTCTCGGTAGCCTTGTATTTAAACTGGCGTGAAAGGCGAAGTTGCTTAGCCAGCTCAAAAAAAGTGCTCAATGTGGTTTCTTTAAGTGTTTTAAGCTTGCTGCGGCCCAACAGCCAGCGTGTGCCGGGGTGCCTGCCGCACATTTCCATAAGCCACAGGCACCCCAAGGCACTTTTGCCACCACCTGCCGCCCCGCCATACAGTACTTCTTCGGTTATTTTGTCTTTTAAAAAGTACACCGCGTGCTGTTGTTTAGGCAGTAGTTTCATCGTCTTCGGGGTTGTGGCCGTAGCCCAAATTGAGGGTAAGGTTGCGTACAGGATAGTCATCCGGCTCCTCGTGTTTTAAGCTCCAAAGCTTGGGGTTGCGGTTGCGCAGCCAAAACTGCTGCGAGCGGAAGCAGGCCGGTACATGCTTTTCTACCTCCACAATCTCTACGCGTTCTTTTTCAACGCGCTTGCCGTTTTCGTCGTAATATACCTCCTTGCATTTTATGGCCTGTTTTGTGGTAATAACCCTATCTATGGTGGCGCGGTATAACGATTCGGCTACCTCCATATCGGCGGCACGCTTGCCACGGGATACAGCCTCGCCAAAATCGGGCTGGTTGCTTTTCCAGTGAATAATGGTTTCGCGGGTTACGCCAAAAAAAGAGCCCAGGTCGCGGTCTATAGCGCCCAACAGGCAGAGTTTGTAGGCCTGTAGGGCATACTCATCTTTATACGGGCCGTTGTTTGTTTTTTTGCGTTTTGCAGGGGTTGCGGCGGAAACGGAAGCGCTGTTTTGGGCTTCGGTTTCTTGCATTGTTTAAGAGGGTTGAGGAAATATTGGGGTAAAGAAAAGCCTCAATTAGGTTGAGGCTTGGGTTATTAAAGTAATTCGTTTGGATCTATTACAGGCAGGATAAACTTATTTAAAGCCGTACCCTGAAATCTTGTTAATAATATTCCTCTCGAAGTTGAGTATGTAATTGATGCAATTGCATTACCTAAAGATGGATGCAATACCACAATCTCTTCTTTTTCCATAGCAGTTAGTTCTTCTATATTATCAATATGGAATACATAGGCAAAGGTAAATGCACCTGTAGCTTCTTCTGCATTAGCCCCATTACTCTTTGTTTCAACCGCAACAGAAAAATCTGCTTTTACCAATTTATCCTGTAGGTTGAATCCAAGATCTAATTCTACAGAATAATTGTGTCCCTCAACTTTGGAGCTTTCAAATTCAAAGGGGCTATTAATTTGTCCTTTGGTAATTTTAAAAGTGGCAATCTGTATTTTTTCAGGTTGCAATATATTAGCTGACATTGGCTAATGGAGTTTTAGTTTTAGGCTTAGCTTTTTTCCAACTCGTTTTATATTCTGTTTCACTTGTGTTGGCCGTAGTGTTATTATAAACAGTTACATAGCCTGCATTGCCATCTACAGTATTAATTAATTTTCTTTTGGGCACATTTACAATAGCTTCGCCTAGTTCCACCTGTAGTTTCGCCAAAGAGCGCAATGTAAAATTATGCTCGCCTGTAAGCCATTTGTTTATTTCAGAAGGTCTTTTTTCTAATTTATCTGCGAGTTCTTTTTGGTTTAAATTGTTTTCTTTTAAAAGCTGATTTATACGAACAACAATATCAGCGTACATTTTTGCAAAAACTTTTGTTTCTTCGGGAGTTTCTGCGAGAATTCTTTGGGCAACTTTGCTTCTCATAATTTTTTAGTTTTAGTTAGAGGATGATTTCATTTAAACCATCATAAGTTAACAGCAATCTTTTTTTCTCATCTACAACAACTGAGCCATCCTTGATAGCTTCTGTTATTCGCCGGGCGTAATTACAGGCTGCAAGCCATTGTATGTGTAAAGAACTATTTTGATTGGTAGATCCATCTTTTACACCACCATTAAAGAGAATAACAATGGTGGTAGTAATTTTAAGCGCATATATTCGTAATGGAAAATTAGGATAGTGATAAGTAATTTCTTTTATTTTAGCTTTACCTTGTAGAGGCAAACCCTTAACCTCATTTTCTGCCCTGTTAAATAATTCGTCAACTGCTCCATGGTCTTCGCCAATTGCGTATATAATAAATGATAAAAGCTCTTGTGTGTACTGTTTATAATCTTTAAGGCTATTATACTTATTAAAGAAGATATCTGTTTCGTTCTCATCGCATTCATCATCTCTTACAGTATAAAATGTACAGGCAGAACCTTCATCATCCCATATTTCTAAAGCAAATATATTCACAATATTATTTATTAGCAACTAAAAAATACACTTTTAAGTGTATTTTATGATTATTTTTATATGCTTTTGATCAAAGTCAAAAGTAAGAAATATTTTTATATATATGAAATAAGTAATTTTAGATCGTACAGTATGTCAAAGAGCCAATTAGTCATCAAGTCTTAAAGCCGAAAGTCATAGATCGAAAGTCATTGGGTTGAAAGTCTAAAATAAGTTTCTAAACACTAAGAGATTTCTCTCTGCGGTCGAAATGGAAAAACCCGCAACCCTAAACTCCCAACCCGTAACCCTTAATACTACACCCTTACCAGGTTATCTATAATTACGTTATTATAAGTGCCTTTGGAGCCCGAGATGTGAAATTCCAGTTCGGCTACATCACCGGGAAGCATGTCTGAGAGCAGGTCGATTTTTGTGCCCAAGGCCGATGGGTAAAACATCCTGCCGGTTTCCTGCTCAAAGTGCAGCTGTTGCACTGCGGTGCCTAATTTTGTGGTTTTTATATTGCCTATGGCGGTTATAATGCCTTTTATTTTGTAGTTCATAATCGAGTTGAAAGTTTAAAAGTCGTCAAGTCTTAAAGTTGGTTGTTGGTTGTTGGTTGTCCTCACCCCCGGCCCTCTCCACATGAGCGTAGCGAACTGGCGAAGCAAAAGGAGAGGGGAGTAGCCACACTCTTGCGGTTGATTTAATTAGGTAGTTTGAAGCTTCAAATTAACACATTACCAAATAACCGAATCAATCCATTTAGCAGCCTGTTACGCTTTGCGCTACAAGGTTGTTGTATTGTATGCCGCTGTTTTTAGATATTTTGCCTTCCAGGGTTACGGCTACCTGTATCTCGTCGTTTTCTTTGTAAGTGTCCAGGTCGTCCATGCGGCGGCCGCGGAATTCTACAAACGCCCTTTGCCTGCCATCGGGCACCAGGGTTACTACTTTTTTTTCGTGTCCGGCTGTGTTGCGGTACTCAATGCTCTCAATTGTTCCTGTAATGGTCATTTTTTTTTAGATTTAAAGATTTTTGATTTGAAAAATTGAAAATTTTGTTGATTCGTGGATTTGATAATTAGAAGTTCAGAAGCTCCCAACAACTAACAACCGACACCCAACAACTTTATTCGGTAATAGTAAACCGCCTGTCGGCGTTAAAGTGTATTATTGCGCTATGGTTTAGTTGTTGGTTGATGATTGACGGTTGTTGGACGTTGCTGTCAACCGTCAACCGACAACCAATAACCATCTTGTACTCCGCATAGAGTGCCTTTAGCGATTGGTTAACCACTTTAAGGTTTTGCTGTACCTGTGTGGTATTTTCCACTTCAAACATAGAGCGTTCAGACGCTAAGAAGTAGTTATATGCAGCTTTAATCGCACTTAACTGTACTATTTCTTTGGTTATGTGTTGTTTATTACGCATTTTGTTATATCTTTGTGAAGTATAGTGCAAAGTTAAGTGGAATATTCCACATCACAAAACAAGTCAATGTTAATTTTTACACTTTTGTGTGAAATTTTTATTGACCTTAAGCTAATGTTTTGATTATGGACGGATTAGATATTAAACAACGCCGCGAACAATTGGGGCTGACCCAAAAGGAATTGGGCGACCTTATTGGCGCCAGTCGCGAAACAATTATTAACTACGAGAAGGGTAAGCCAATTCCAAAGTCCAAAAGTGAAATATTAAACAAAGTGCTCGAGCCGGGCGCGGTGCATCATAAGACCGTGAAAAACGAGGAGGTGGTAAAATTTGTAGACGATTTTGAAAACAAAAACGGCAACAAATTTATAGAGCTGCCAAACGGGCAATACTACATGCTTATGCCATTGGCAGAGTTTAATGTTCAGGCCGGGTTTTTAAGCACCTACCAGGATGCTGATTTTTTGATGGACCTGAGCCAGCACGGCATATTGGTAGACAAGCCCGTGCAGGGGCGCTATGTGGCCTTTAGGGTTAACGGCGATAGTATGGACGACGGCAGCTCGGCAGCCATTACCCGCAACAGTGTAGTGAGTACCCGCGAGTTACAGCGCCACCACTGGAACGGCAAGCTGCGGTTTCGCGATTTTCCGTACTGGGTAATTTATACCACCCAGAGCAAAATGCCGCTACTAAAAGAAATTGTAGAGCATAATACCGAGGAGGGCTACATTACCTGCCACTCGCTTAACGACAGCCCCGAGTTTACTGACTTTAAGCTGCACCTTAACGACATACAGGCACTATTTTATGTTATAGATGTTAACAGGACGGTGAGTAAGAAGACTTTTTATTAGTTTTAACAAGTTGATATATAATTATGTATGTTATATTTTATAATCTGTATATTTTCGAATAGTTTAAACAGTAAATTTAAAGAGTATAAAACATGTTGACATTTAATGTGGACGAATTTATAGTAGAAGGTACTATTTTAGGATATAGGACAGGATGTAGTATTGACTCCAAATTAATGGATTTAGTTGTAGAAAAATCAATCAATATTAACAAACAAAATTTTAGCGAACTTGTTATTTTAAAGGTTGATACAGTTAAAATAACTATGGGTATAGATGATCTTAGCAGGATTAAATATTTTATGCTAAAGTTGCCTAAATATAACCAAAACATTGATATACTTTATAAAGACTTTAGCCTTACCAAAAATAATTTGAATGAAATTCTTACCTACTTCAACTCACAATCTATAGAATGGTCGTTTGTCGAATCTTTGGCTAAAGTTTTAAGAATCAAAATAGGTAAAGTTGAATTAGTCTATTCGTATGAAGTTGATGAACAGGGGCTTTACTGTATTCAAAATTGCGAATAA